TTGGCGACGAAACTAGCGAATACGGATTGTTGGCCGCTTACAGCTTTTTGGGACAAGGTGGTAGTGCGTATATTTCAAGAGCAAACATAAACACTACACAACTTATCCCCACAACCACAACACCAACAGCAACATACGCAACTGCTAATAGTATGTGGATTGACACAGATGCCAGCGAATATGGTATTAATAAATGGAATGCAACTTCTAGTGCTTGGGAAAAGCAAACTCCAACTATCGAAGTAAATGCTACAGCAACTGATGCTCATTCATTGGGTGCTAGTGGATATACGATAACTACATCTATAGTTAACGGAAACTTCCTAGTTGTTATACACTTAGACCAAGACGGTAATGCATCACTTGAATACTTTTACGGAGTAGGTGGAGCATGGGAAGAACTAGATAGTGATGGTACATTGAGTTCAGGTGAAACTGTAACTTGGGCCGCTCACTATAGTGCACCATCCACACCAGGAGCAGGAGATGTTTGGATTAAAACTACTTCACCAGGTAACGGCTTAGACTTAAAAATTTATAAGCATTCTGGTACAGGTAGCTGGACACTTACTTCACTTCAGGGTGTAACAAGTGCATTAGGTGCTGGTATGTCAGCTAGTATTGGCGACTTTATACCACAAGATGGTTCAAGTGCAACTGCATTAACATCTACAACTGCTGTAGCAGGTAACTTTTTAGCTGACGTTGATGCAAATACTAAAGCATTAATTATTTTGCAACAAGTTTCCGCTGTTGGTGGAGTTTCAAACCTTGATGCTATAACTGCTAAAAAAGCACAAAACGCAGAACCAACTGGTACCGCCGCAACTGGTACAAATTGGTTTGATAATTCACTTACTGCATTAGACGTTTACAAAGTAAATGGTAGTAACTATACAACTATTACTCCAACTTATGCTACAACGGCTCCAACAGGACCAAGTGCAGGAGATCTTTGGATAGATACAACTAGTTGTGGATATGGTTTAGCAAATGAGCGTGATTATCCAAAAATTTATCAGAGAAATGCTGGTAATAGTGCATGGGTACTTCATAGTAATGCAGATCAAAGTACATCAAATGGTGTTCTATTTGCTGATATTACAGACACAGCCGCAGATGCATCAGATGGCGGTAACGCAACAGAAATTACTGGTGCACCAAATGCCGCGATTTATCCAACTGGAATGGTTGTAGTAAACATGGCACAAAGTAAAAACACAGTTCGTACATGGAATGGTACAGCTTGGAGAAATGGTGCTTCTAATCATGCAGATGGTTCAGGTGCATTTGGAAGATATGCTCAACGTAAAGTTGTTGCAACTGCAATGCAGACATGTGCCTCTGATACAGATAACTTAGATGCAAATCTAAATTATTCATTAATTGCCGCACCTGGTTATCCTGAATTAGCAGATGAAATGATTACAATGAACAATAACAGAGGCAATACTGCATTTGTTATTATTGACTCACCTTTACGTAAGTCACCAACTGACATTGTTACATGGATCGGCGGAGCAGGAGCAACAGAAAACGGCGAAGATGCTCTAGTAACTAAAAGCACCTATAGTGCAACATACTATCCTGCATTGAAGGCAACTGAGCCTACAGAAGGAGCTACAGTAGTTACATATCCATCACATTCAGTATTATATCAAATTGCAAGTAGTGATGCAGTATCTTATCAGTGGTTTGCTCCAGCAGGACTAAACAGAGGTGTTATTTCTAACGCATCTGGTGTTGGTTATGTTGACGGCGAAAACGAATTTAAAGCAACTGCATTAACAAACAGTCAAAGAGATAGTTTGTATACAGCAAAAATGAATCCGATTGCAAACTTTCCAGATAGTGGTATAACAATATTTGGACAGAAATCGCTACATAGCACTACTAGTGCATTAGATCGTGTAAATGTTGCACGTTTAGTAGCATATTTGCGTGAAAGATTTGATGTATTAGCTAGACCGTTCTTGTTTGAACCTAATGATGAAACAACAAGATCTAGAGCTCAGTTAATGTTTACAAACTTCCTTTTAGATATTGAAGCTAAAAGAGGTTTAAGTGACTTTGCAGTAGTTTGTGATAGGTCTAACAATACACCAGCGAGAATAGACAAAAATGAATTATACATTGATGTTGCTATTGCTCCTGCTAAGAGTATAGAATTCATCTATATTCCAGTAAGAATTGTTAATACCGGACAACTTGGTTAATTAATCTACTTAGAATAGGCCCGTTTGGGCCTATTCTTCTGACCCCAGAAAATTTTCAAGGAGTTTTTCATAAATACAATTAGCTTCAGTAAGAAGATAAATTTAACTATTGGGAGTTATAAAAAATGGCACTAAACAAATTTACAGTTCCTGTAAGTGGTGGAAGCGGACCAGCCGCGATGCCTAAACTACAATTTCGTTTTAGAGTCCTATTAACAGGATTTGGAAATTCAGTAGGTAATACTGTTTCTATAACAGAAAACGTAGTTAGCGTCTCCAGACCAGGAATTACATACGATGAAACAACATTAGATGTTTACAATTCTAGAATTTATATGCTTGGAAAACACACATGGGATCCTATTACATTAGTAGTACGAGATGATATTGCAGGTGATGTAGTTTCAGCAGTAAACTCACAATTAAGCAAACAAACAGATCATGAAAATCAAGCAACACAAGAAGCCGCATCAAATTATAAATTTGAATGTGCGATTGATATGCTAGATGGTTCTCATGGTTCAGCATCAGGTCCAGGCGGACAAGAAACAAGTATTGATCCTACAGAATCTTTTATATTAAAAGGTGCAATGCTAACAAACGTTAGTTTTGGTGATGTAACTTATGCGGCAAGTGAACAAGTACAAATATCAATGACAATACGTTATGATAATTGTGAACATACACTTGATCAAGGCGGAACTAATACACTAGCACCTGAACAAGGTGGTAGTTCAAATACACCAGGTACAAGCAGAGCAACTGGCTAAGGTAAGGTAATGTTATGGGATTCAAAAATTATGCAGTTGATGTTTACGGTGCAAATTCCGGAAGCATTAAACTCCCAAAGCAAAAATACCAGTATGCTGTAGAATTTTTGACCAGAGGTGATTTTCCAATTGACATGAGTGGAAAGCGATTTGATGTTTCAAACATCACTTTGCCTTCCACCACTTATAATACACAAACAAATAATTCTTATAATCGAAAAGTTATTAGTATATTAGGTAAGACATATAATCCGGTTACAATGTCCATATATGATGATAGGGCAGGTAACATTAATAAATTTTTAACAAGCTATGATAAAAATTATTTTGGTAGTCCGCCTGCAGATGAAGGTCCTCATGGTCGGTCAACATCATTTTATAGAGGTACGGATTTAAGGAATCATTCTTTTATAAGTACCCATAGTGAAAACTTAAAGGTAGCTCCCTTTAAAGATCCTGTTTTAGTTCTCAAAATATATAACTTTTCTGGTTATGCTCCTGCTGATAATAGTGGAGCATCTGACACTGAAGGCCATGGAGCAGATGTATATACTTTATATAGACCGGTAATTACCGGGTTTGCAAGAGATACATTAAACTATGCAGATTCTGGGTTGGTACAAACTAATATAACGTTTGAATATGAGTATTATGATGTTGAATTTGTACCCGGCCAATAAAAGGTAGCCTATTATGGCAAAATATATCCAAGGTGCTTTTCAGCCACAAAACCCAACTAAGTATATAGGTAAGCATACACCACGTTATAGAAGTGGTTGGGAATTAGCTTTTATGCGTATGTGTGATAATCATCCAAACATATTAGCTTGGGCAAGTGAAGCACATAGAATACCATATATTAATCCAGTTACTGGTAAAAAGACTTCGTATGTACCAGACTTTTTTATGATATATGCAGATAAAAATGGAAAGAAACATGCAGAGATTGTAGAAGTAAAACCCAATAGTCAAGTAATGGGTAATGCTCGTAGCACACATGATAAAATGCATGCCGCAGTTAATGAAGCTAAATGGAAAATGGCACGACAATGGGCAAATCAACAAGGAATGGGTTTTCGAGTTATAACAGAAAACGAAATGTTCAATAAGCCAAAAAGTAATAAGCCTAACAGAAGGAAAAAACGTTGACCAAAAAATTAGAAGAAGAGTTTAACTTACCTCCTATAGAAAAAGAAAAAGAAGAAGTTAAAACTGAACTCACAATGGCACCTGACGAAATACAGCAGGTTATAGCAACAGCAGACAAAATAGATTCAGCATTACCACAAGTAACAGGACTTAATTCACTTGATACAGATATGGATACTTATGCACAAAAGGCTATGGATACATTTGATGATCTAGTAGCATTAGGCAACAATGTAGAAGATAGGCATGCGGC